GACCTTCTTTTCTTCCCTTGATAGAAGAAAAGAAGCAAAAGAAGATCAAGGCGTCAGGGACGCCAGCCAATTTGGCTGGGTACATGATGAGAGTGATCGTGTACCCGGTAATCTTCGCTGGCGGCCGCAGCCGCCTTTCTTCCCTTGATGGAAGAAAAGAAGGCCCCTGCCGGAGCAGGGAAGTTTGGCCGGGTACCTCTTAGTCTGTCATTTACTCAACAAACAACTCAACGATTCAACAAACAAACACCTCAACACCTCAACACCTCAACACCTCAACACCTCAACGCCTCAACAGCTCAGCAAACCCCTCAACGCAACTCGAGGTTGACGATGCGCTGGTTGAAGCGGCGGTGGAAGTAGGGGATGTGGTAGAGGGTGCGGAAGATGAAGGGGAAGCGTCCGCGGGAGTGGTCGCTCATGTAGTACTCGCGGACGAGGTGGATGCGGGGATTCCAGTGCTCTATCTCGTGGGTGTCGAGGACGGACCATTTGAACTCGACCGTCTTATCGGTCTTCTTCACGACGTCGTGATGCTTGGCGTTGTTCACAAGCGAGTAGGCCAGCATGTCGAAGAGGATGGTGGTGCCGTCGGGGAGGTCGCGGCAGATGGCGTCGAAGAAGCTCCGCACCTCTGCCTCGGTGAAGTACATCAGCACGCCTTCGAGGATGAGGAGCACGGGCCGACCGTGGGCGCGGACGGTGTCGATCCAGCGGAAGTCGAGGAAGGACATGGCCAGGTAGGTGTTGCGCTCGGTCTCGGGCAGGAGGCGACGACGAAGGTCGATGGCCTCGGGCAGATCGAGGTCGTACCAGTGGGTGACGGCAGGGCGACCCAGGCGGTCGTAGCGGGCGTCGATGCCGGCGCCGAGCTGTATGACGACGGCGTCGGGGTGGGCCTGGAGGAACTTCTTGGCCTCGCGGTCGATCAGGTCGGCGCGGATGCAACAGCCGACTTGCGACATGGTGCCGCCCCGGAACTTCGTGAAGTCATAGTCGATGCGGTTCATGATTTCGACCGCCTTCGGGTCGCGCAGCAGGGCGTCCGGCCGATTCGTCTCGGTGGCCTTGGCCCAGAGGGTGATGAGCATGGTTTCGGGTACGCCCGATAGTTTATCTGCTTTCATACGGATCTGTTTTTTTGATTGATGAGCCGCAAAAGTATCTCGGTTGAACAGCGATCAAAATCCCCAATTCAGGGGAGAATGAGGGGGGCAATGAGGGGTGTGCTAATAGGTTCGGAACGTATCACAACCACGTTCCGAGGTACCCAAGACCACGTTCCGAACGTATCGATACCACGTTCGGAACGTATCGTAACCACGTTCCGAGGTACCCAAGACCACGTTCTGAACGTATCGTAACCACGTCCGGAACGTATCTCAACCACGTTCCGAACCAACTATTCCTCTCAAAAGCAGAAGCCCCGATATCGAAGTAAATGGACTGATTGTTAGGCGGAAAGGGGTCGATATGCTTCCGGTTGCGTCGAGCGGAAAAGGCAGAAAAGTGCGGATCCGAGCAAGAGTTCAGTGACCAAACCGTTACCCTGTCTGGTGGTAGGTAATGATGGTACAAAAGCAGGTAACTGAACCTTTCTCGCACACGGTTCTTTTGCATTGATATACAGGAATCTGCACAGGTAACGGGCGCTTTGAACCGGGTAATTTTGCCCACAGTTTTCAAAGCGTATGGATGACATGAAAATGAAGGTGTTGCTCTACCTCAAAAAGAGCAGTCGTTACAGGTCGGGCAAGGCGCCGATCATGGGACGCATCACGCTAGGACGTTCCATTGCACAGTTCAGTTGCAAGCTGTTCTGCAATCCTGACTTGTGGAACCCGCGCGAAAGTCGGATGAACGGGAAGAGCCGCGAGGCGGTCAAGGTTAATACCAAGTTGGACCACCTCCTTCTCGCCGTTCAGTCTTCCTATCAATCCTTGCTTGCCAAGGGATCACCATTTGACGCAACGGATATCAAGGAACATTTCCAAGGCAGCGTGCAAAGTCGAACTATGCTTTTGGAACGGTTCGACGGCCTGATCGAGGACATGGAGGAGCACGTCGGAGTAGACATCAAAAGAGAGTCTTTGGTCTTGTATCGTCAGACGAGAGCGCGATTGCAACAGTTCATTCGAGCGAAGCATAACGCTTCCGACTTAACCTTTTCGCAACTGACGGAGGACTTCGTTAAGCAGTTCGAGCAGTTCGCAACCGGAGAGGTTGGACTGAAACAAAGTACCTGCTACAACATGGTCATCCTTGTCAAGAAGGTCTGCAAGCTGGCGTATCGAGAGGGCGCGGCAGACTCCTTGCTATTCGACAATGTGCATGTAGACAAGGGAGATCGCCGATTACCCAAAGCGCTTGATAGGGACGCGTTAGACAAGTTAAAGGCGCTCTGTTTTGACGACTGGGAGGCTGACTTGGAGACAGCGCGCGATGTGTTTCTTTTCGCCTGTTACACTGGCGCCGCCTATTGCGATCTGATGGCGCTGAATCGTGAGCATCTTGTCCGCGACGATGAGGGCGCCCTTTGGCTGAAGTTCAACCGGCAGAAGACGGGCGTCCTTTGCCGTGTAAAACTGTTGCCCGAAGCCCTTCAACTGATGAACAAATTGCATGATAAATCGAGGGACACGTTGCTTCCTCACATCAATTACATGACCTATCAATCCCACCTGAAAGCCCTCCGACTGCGGGCCGGTATCGTGCTGCCCTTCACCACGCACACCGCTCGACACACCTTCGCTACGCTCATCACCTTGGAACAGGGCGTGCCCATCGAGACGGTGAGCAAGATGCTTGGACATAGCACGGTGCGCATGACCGAGCGATATGCGAAGGTGACACCGCAGAAGTTATTCGAGGAGTTCGACCGCTTGATCACCTTCACCGAAGACTTACACCTGACCATTTAACCACAGACCAACATGAGAAGTACATTCAAGATCCTGTTCTACATCAACAGACAGAAGACAAAAGCAGACGGCAAGACGGCCATCTTTTGTCGTGTCACCATCGATGGCAGAAGCGCGGTGATGGCAACCGGGGAAGAATGTCTGCCGACCGAATGGAACAGCAAACAGGGTATAACCGGCGAAAAGAAAATCAACCAACGCCTCGCTGCATTCAGGGAGCTTGTGGAAAAGACTTACTCGGAAATGCTTACGAAGGAGGGCGTGGTCAGTGCAGAACTGCTCAAGAATCGTTTGCAGGGTGTCGCGGCAACTCCAACCACCCTTTTGGCCATGAGCGAGGCAGAACTGCAATCCGTGAAGGCATGCGTGGGCAAGTCAAAGGCTGAAAGCACCTACCAAAACCTGATCTATTCGGACAAGCTACTTCGGGCGTTCGTGAAGGAAAACGGAGGGCGAGACATCCCCCTCGCAGGCATTACGGAAGATCTGTTTGAGAACTTCCGCTTCTTCCTCAAAAAACGCGGTTTGGCGACATCGACCATGAACAAGCACCTCTGCCGACTGAGTCGATTGATGTATCGCGCGGTAGACTTAAAAGTCATCCGCTGCCATCCTTTTGAGGATGTCGCCTACGAAAAGGAGGAACGGAAGATTCGCTTCTTGCAAAAGAGTGATGTGGCCAAGCTCATGGCGTTGAAGATAAACGACAAAGAAGCAGAGCAAGCCCGGCAAATGTTTCTCTTCTCCTGCTTCACTGGACTGGCCATTGCGGATATGGAGCGATTGAAGTTCTCGCATATCCAAACGTCAGCCGATGGCCGGAGGTATATCCGCAAGGAGAGGCAGAAGACGAAAGTGGAGTCTGTCGTGCCGTTACATCCGATTGCGAAGGTGATCCTGAGCAGATGCCGAGAGGATCAGGCGGTGAAAGAAAAAGGCGACGGCCTCGTCTTCCCACGCGGTTGCAGCCGCAGTGTGATGAATAGCAAACTGAGTACTGTGGGACTGGCGTGTGGCATCAGGCAACGACTGTCTTTTCATATGGCGCGCCACACGTTCGGAACCCTGTCGCTCAGCGCAGGCATCCCGATAGAGAGCATCGCCAAGATGATGGGGCACGCGTCCATATCCAGCACGCAGATCTATGCGCAGGTGACGGACAAAAAGATCTCGGAGGATATGGACAAGCTGATCCAAAAGCAACAAGCGGCTTCAGCGTGATCCCTGTACGGCTGTCTTAACATGCCTTTTTTCCCTTCACCGATTAGATCTTACTACATAACTACAACAGGACGTAACAGATTGAGAAAATAGGAGTTAGAATGTCGTAGAAGCTCGAAATCCTTCATGCTACCTTCCTAACTACATAACACGATTTGAGAGGGATCTGCACAATCTACATATCCTCCTCATTCCTTTTCGGAGTCATTTTTTTGAGTGTCGATAAGGTGAGTTGAGAGCCCTTTGAGGGGTTTCCTTTCTCCCTTCCGAGCCTCACTTGGGGCTCGGAAGGGGGAAGTTTTCAGCACTATAATGAATCGTATGAGTTAACCGAATAGGTAGAAAAGCTAAGAGGAGGAATGGGGTGTGCGAAAGTACATTCAGGCATCTGTGCATTTGTTTATGCGAAGAGGTCCTATTTTTCCCCCCCCTTCTTGTCGGATTACCGCTTCCACCTCCCTTGTATAGTCAATCAAAAATGGATAGCGAATTGAGTACGCGGAAGTTCAGAGTTAGAAGCGACTCCAACTCGCGTCCGATAAGACGCGATGTTGTCAAAGGATTTGAGCACCGCGTCTCGAAATTCATGTTTTGTCCGATAGAACTTCGTGTTGATGATCTCCTTTCGGAGGAATTTCCACAGTCGCTCGATCAGGTTTAAATTCAGAGAATAGGACGGTAGGAAGATCTACTTGATTTTCGTGCCTTTCACCCACTCTCGAAGCTTTTTACTCAGGTAATAGCGTGCATTATCTGTGATGATGTAGATACTTTCAGCCTCAGGGAGCTTCTCCAAAGCTACCTTGTAAAGGGCGATGGCGGAATCGGTATCGACACTCGGACACTCATGGGCTATGACCTCTGTCACATCATGCGCATTAAGTAGTCCGTTAATATTGACTTGGGCGCCGACCGCTCACAGAGTGGGCTGCTCCAAACGTTTGCCCTTCTTGATCCATGCATAAGTGAAACGTGTGTTGTGAGTCGGATGTGTGCCGTCTGCGTAATAGTAGATATCGCTTTCTTTCTTAGCTCTGAAGCGCTCCTTTATCATTTGAACGATGCCTTTTGCTCCTCTGCATCCGCCTCACAAGAAACCTCTGTAGTCTTCTTGTAAGTAAAGCCGATTTGGGTTCAAAAGATCCATCATTCCGGCTGGCGTATATGCTATTCCGAAGGTATCCTTTACCCATTCGGACACGCTCTTGGCATCGGTAGAAAGATGTCGCTCCAACTCTTCGCAAAGCAGGCTGATTTGCCCACTCTCAAGACGTCCCCAATAACCCTTATAGTGATCTTCCAAAAAAATGTCCGTTTTTCCTCGAACGTAAAGATCCTTGTACCGATAGACGGTAGCGACGTCTATGCTCAAACTTTGGGCAACCAAGTCAGGGCTAAAGTCCAAGGCAAGCATCAATATGCACGTAACCCGAGCATAGTATCTAAGACCGATAACGTTACGCTGAAGTTTGCGCAGTTCCTCTATTTCTTGTTCCGGTAGTTTGAATGACATATCTGCCACAAAGAAGATGTTTTTGTTTTACCGTTTCTGTTCGCAATCCTTTTCCGTTTGGCTATAAGTTTATAGTTTTGCAGACAATATCAAGATAAATATCATCCGATGGGACAGAAGAAAGAGCATAGCAACCTCATCAAAGAGCATTTGAAGAAGCGAGGTTTCACCCAAACATGGCTCGCCAAAGAGTTGGGTATGAGTTTCAGTATCACCAACGCCTACGTTCACAATTGCAAGCAACCTAATCTTACGTTATACCAGGACTTGCCAACTGGGTTAGTTGCCCCTACCTTTTTACTTTGAAAATGGTTCCCAAGTCGATATTATGAGTTTTGGGATAATGTCCAACAGTAAGAATAAAAATAGGGAACACTTGGGAGAAAGATTAGGCTAGAGATATTTAACGTAAAGCTAATGAAGCTTTGCGGCAGTCTTCATCAACAAGGATTGCAATCCTCTATGTGATAATAATGTTGTTTTTTTACGCTAAAAGTAGAGTTCTTTAAAAAGAGCTTTGTGATTGCTGGTTGACTATGTATTACTCCAATAGAAAAATTTAATTTCCTCCGCATCGTTTGATCGAAATACTAATTAATATTATTGTGTTATGAGTTTATGAAAGAACAAAAGAATTTTCTTGTCCCTATGGCATTCTTAGGGCTTATGTTTTTCACTTGTGGTTTTGCATTGGGTATTAATTCATTGTTGGTTCCAGTATTGAAGGTTTCATTAAGTGTTTCTTCAATGGAAGCATATATGCTTATTGGTGCAACATTCTTACCTTTCCTTCTTTTTGGTTATCCTGCGGGAATATTAATCAGTAAGATTGGCTACAAGCGCACGATGGCAATATCGTTTGGAATGTTTGCGGTAGCTTTTGGAGCTTTTATCTTTTCGGCATCAGAAAAGAGTTTTCCCTTGTTTTTGATAGCTTCTTTTACCTGCGGAACGGCTAACACTTTTTTGCAAGCAGCTATTAATCCTTATGTCACGATATTAGGACCTACGGAAAGTGCAGCAAAGCGAATTTCTATGATGGGTATGATTAATAAGTTGGCTTGGCCAGTATCACCATTATTTATTGCTCTTTTTGCAGGTGCTTCGGGTAGTGTTGGTATTGATGATTTAGGAAAGCCCTTTGCTGTTATTATTTGTCTTTTCATTATTTTGGGTGTTGTGGCTCTTTTGTCGCCATTACCAGAAGTGAAGGCAGCTGGTGAAGATAGTGATAATAGTGATGAAGATGACCAAGAGGTTTCAGCCTATACCAATAGTAAGAATTCTATATTCCAATTTCCACATTTGGTGTTGGGTGCTATTGCTATTTTCTTTTATGTAGGTTCTGAGACGATTGTTTTGGGAACGCTTATAGATTATGCAAATGAGTTAGGATTGGATCATCCTGAAAACTATTCTTGGATTACACCTATCTGTATTAGTATTGGTTATATAACGGGAATCATACTTATTCCTAAATATCTCTCACAGACACGCGCTCTGCAGATTTGTTCTTTTGTGGCTTTGGTGGGTACATCCCTTGTTGTAGTTCTTCCTGGAACCTATAGCATTTACTGCATTGGCGTAATGGCTTTGGGATGTTCGCTTATGTGGCCGGCATTTTGGCCTTTAGCTTTGATGGATTTGGGGAAGTTTACCAAAAAAGGCTCATCGATTCTGACGATGGGGCTTATTGGTGGAGCTGCGATAACAGTACTCTTTGGACTTTTAAAAGATGTCACAAACACTCGATACGCCTATGGCCTTTGCTTTATATGCTTTGGTTATATTTCGCTTTATGCATTCAAGGGGTATAAGTTACGTTAACAACATCTTGATCTCACTATGCCCTAACATCTTGGACACGCTCTCAATTGACATCCCTTCGGCGAGGGTCATTTGCGAGGCGAAGGTGTGGCGGGCCATGTGGAAAGTCAACCGTTTAGGGATGTGACAAAGCGCAGCGATCTTCTTGAGATGGATATTGACGGTGTCGCAGCCGGGGATCGGAAGGAGGTAGCCCCGGGGCGGTTCGTGACGAAAGGCGCGTGTGTGGATGCCCCTGTACTGCTCGATGATCGCTGACGCTTCGGGCAGCAGGGGGATGTGGCACATCCGGGCCGTCTTTACACGCGGCTTGCGGATCCAAGTCATTCCGCCTTCCTCGATCAGATGTTCCGCCGTCAAGTGGTAGATGTCCGTGTAAGAGAGGCCCGTGAAGCACGAAAAGAGGAACATGTCTCGGGATACAAGCTCGTAACTCCCCAGCTGCGAGTCGTTCAAATCGATGATGCGCCGCAGCTCTTCTTTGGTGATGTAGCGCGGTGTGCCTACGTCCCATCGGATGGAGTAACCCATGAAGGGATAGGTGTCGATAACACGCCTTTTGTACAAGTCTTTGAGGAGCGACGCCAGCACGGTGAGATAGCCGGCGGTGGTGTTGAGCTTGAAGGCTTTCTCCTGCGCGAAGTAGGCCTCGAGCTCCTCGATAAAGGCCTTGTCCACCTTGTGCACGGGGAAGTCGCTCACTCGGTAGCGATGCCGAAGGAAGGCTGCGAGAAGCCCCCGAAAAACCCGGAGGAACTTGTACCTGCGTTCGCTGCGATCCACCCCCACCCGCTCCTGAAAACAAGCGAGATATTCCTCCAAATGATAGAGCAAGCCTTGGCAGTCACTCCGAAGTCCGAAGACGAGGGCCTTGACCTCCTCGGCGGTCACGGCCTCGCCTTCCTTCTTCCGTAAGTCCTCATAGGCGCGGCAGACACTGACCTGCAGGCTGGTCCGCCCCGCGGTTT